GAGAACATCACCGCGGCCGTGGAGTCGATCGAGCAGCATATCAAGCCGGCTGCGGTCGGATCCGGTGAGGAGGACATCGTTGTCCGCAAGGTGAAGATCAGGGACAGCCTGCCCTACCTCAACGAGCTCGCGAAGGCGCGGGGCTTTCACACCCCAGAACAGCATGAGGTCACTGGTCCGATGATCCTGGTTTGCCCATGGGAACAGAAGCCTCAGAATCCTGCAAAGTCTGGCTGAAGTACGAACCTCGGGCGCATCAAGTCCTGCTGCATCAGCAGATGGACGAAAAGCGGTTCGGCGTCGTCATCTGCCATCGCCGGTTCGGGAAGACCACCGCCGCCATCGTGGACCTCATCGTTCGTGCCCACCAATGCCAGCTCAAGCGCCCCAGGGTCGCCTACATCGCTCCCACCCTCAAACGCGCCAAGCTCATCGCCTGGGATGCCGCCAAGGACTACAGCGAGGAGCTACGCGGCAAGCCCAACGAATCAGAGCTTCGCATCGACTACCCCGGTGGCGCCCGGCTGCAGCTCTTCGGCTGCGACTACCCGGACGCGATCAAGGGCGTCTACTTCGACGCGGCTGTCCTGGACGAGTTCGACGAGATGCCGCCACGGATCTTCACCGAGGTCGTCCGTCCGCTCCTTGCCGATCGTGGCGGCCGGTGCTACCTGACGGGCACGCCCAAGGGCCGTAAGAATCTCTGGGACTTCTCTCAGCAGGCCCTCGGGGATCCTGACTGGTTCACCGCCATTTACCGGCAGAGTGAGACGGGCATCATCGCCGAATCCGAGATGGAGGGGATCCGCCGTCTCATTGCCTCGGGGCTCATGACGGAGGCTGAATATAATCAGGAATTCGAGTGCAGCTTTACCGCGGCGATCGTCGGCGCCTTCTGGGCCACTGAGCTTGCCGCGTGCCGGTCAGCCGGCCGAGTCAGGGCCATCGCCGTGGATCCCTCCATACCGATCAATACCTACTGGGACCTGGGCATCGGCACTGGCAACGCCATGGCCATCTGGTTCGGGCAACGCTGCGGCGATGAGATGCACTGGATTGATTTCTACGAGGCGGAGGGCGCCGGATTCCCGCACTATGCCAAAGTCCTGGCCGAACGCGGCTACCAGTACGGCACGCACTACGCCCCGCATGACATCGGTGTGCGCGAGCTCGGCACTGGCAAGACGCGCCTGGAGCAGGCGGCCGCCATCGGTATCAACTTCACACCCGTCCCGAGGGTGGGGGACAAGGCAGACAGTATCGAGGCGGCCCGCCCGCTGATTGGCCGCTCCTGGTTTGAGGCGACCAAATGCGCGAAGGGGCTGGAGCACCTGGAGCAGTACCGGCGCGGCTGGGTGGAGAAGAACCGCGTCTGGAAGCCGGCGCCCGTGCACGACTCCCACAGCAACGCGGCTGACGCGTTCCAGCAGGCAGCCATGGTGACGCACCTGCCTGCGCCCTCCGCCGCTCTGACCTCCACCGGCAAGACGCGGTGGGGAAGCCAAATGTAAAAAGATTAAATATTGAGCGTGTTACATCTGGTGTTACATCCGGGAGATAGGTAGAACCCAGGGAGAAAAACGAAAGGAGCATATGCCGGAGCCAAAGACGAAGAAGGAGAGGAAGCCGAGGGTAATGCGGGGGATTCAAGCCTTCATTCAGCATGATGATAGCCTCGATGGACCCCGCCTGGAGGCGATCGAGGACTTCCCGCAAGGCATCACCGACTCACGCAAGGCCCTCGCCGCCGCCGAGGCCTATCAGCGAGAAAACAAGTTCCTCAAAACCATCTACCTCTATCGCCCGTGCGGCTTCTCTGCCGTGCGCGAGCAGACGGAAATGGTATTCACCCGAGGGTAATCATGGCGCAACACACCATTTGCCTCGAACGCAAGGACGGCGCCAAGCTCATGCTCGACAAGGACACGCCCTGGACTCAGCGCGACATCGAGAAGGCCCAGGCGCTCCCGCAGGTTCAACGGTTCATCGCGAACAAGATGGTCTTTCAGGCCCAGCTCAGCGACGAGCTGAAGGCGCTTTCAGACGATGGCAAGCGCGGTATGTTCAAGGGCGTCTATGGGCAGGAGATCACGGCCGAGCACGAGCCGGAGAAGCTGACATGAGCAAGCCGCTCCGCAAGTTTATCCCCACGCAAGCCTGCGAATCGAAGCGCTCGTTCATCGTCGTGGACGAGAAGCGGGCCGAGGATGGACTGCGGAAGCTAAAGGCCGAGCTGGAGCGTGAGATGTGCGCGTTCGTGCCGGCCAAGTATAGGCGCTATGTCCGTTTGTTCGTCAACATCCGCAAGCCTCCGCAGGAGAGTGAGGCCGGCTGGGAGTACAACCCTCGGTGACCTTCCCTCTCCCATACCGCCACGCCATCCGCCCCGACGGCTCGATTCAACTAGAGTGGCCGGTCTCCGTGTACGAGGATCAGCGGCATGACGGAGCCTATTACGTCCGTGGGGCAATCGCCTGGCCCGTGCTCAACGAGGCGACCGGATCAGCTACCGGATTCGCCCTCGTCGCTGCTCAGCGCATCAGCACTGGCCGCGTGTATGTCTTTGCCGAAACCGAATTCGTCTGCATCGACAATGTTCTCGAGGGCGGGAAGATTGCGGTGCAAGGCCTGGCGCCCTGGTTCAACTGGGCGTGGGCGAAGCTGCATTGCGACACCTACCACCGCTCGCAAAACGACGACCTGAATCGCGACTGGGTGATTCAGTGCATGCGTTCTCCGATGATCAACCCGCAGCCTGGCTTCCCGCATGTGCTGATCGGTGACGTGGGTGATGCCGTGGCCGTGCTTTACTCGTGGCAGGCACGCGGAGCGCTGGCGATGCACCCCGAAAGCCTCCTCGTGAAGCAGCTCAATCTTTGGGAAGGCGCCGGGCGCAAGGCGATGTTGCCGGGCGTTCTGGCGGTGTTGGCGTTGGTGGCGGGGATTCAGCGGTGGCCGTTCAGGCCGCTGGAGGATTGATATGGTGGCGGAACTAGGACCTAAGGAGAACGACATGCCAGAACCAAAACATGAAGACATTCTCCGTGCGATCGTCAGCGAGCTGCTTGGCTCGGCGGTCATCGCGCCGCTGAATATGCAGATTCAGGAGGCGTTCGCGGGGATCGAGGCGCACTGGAAGGCAATCCGGGAGCAGGTGGATCCCGTCCTCGAGGGGAAGTTCGCCCAGTGCCCGGAGTGCGGCAGCCATGCCTTTGCCGCGGCCATGTGCGAGGGCGTGACGTTCATCTGCCCGCACTGTGAGACGGTGTTGAAGTGGCGCTTCCACGAGAAGACGAACCGCTACACCCTGGAGGTGCCTCGTGGGTAACGGCAGGGGCTTGAACGATCCGATCAGTAAGAGCGAGTGGCGTCGCCGGGCGCTCATCCTGGAGCAGGTCAACAACTCCATCGGAGCCGCGGCCGTGCAGATGGAACAGGACATTCGCAATGTCATCGCCGTTCTTGATTCACCTGTCCGTCTTTTTCGCCCGGGCAGGGTCAGTTTGATCAGAAACATTGTGGACAAGTATCGCGTGCTCAAGATCATGGAGGGAGCGAATGCAGGTGCAGATCAGAAGCCTCAAGCTCAAGAGCAGGTCCCACTCGGAGTGGGCGCAACGCATTGAGCTGATAGCGAACCTGCAGCTCCGTGGCAAGGTCGCCTGCATCGTTTGGTGGGACTACGCTAAAAACGATTGGCCGGATCATCGCGCCTTCGCCCCGACGTTCGATCGAGGCTCTGATAGTGACGCCCTGGACGTTCGTCTTGCGCTCAAGGGCATAGGGTATTCCGCTAAGGCGGCGCGGCTGCGGTCGAGGGTTCCGAAGACGTGGGAGATGGACCGGAAACGGCGTCTCCGGATGCAATCTCTCCGTCAGGTAGAACCCGCGTAGAAAAATTATTGAGACAACACGCCGTCTCTTCTGCCATCGTATTGTCGTCGATAGGGAATCAGTCACCCTGATTGTTCGACGACGATTAACGGAGGACGGCCATGTGAAGATGATGTCTCTCAAGCGCCCCAAGTCTGAGCCCAAGGAGGCAATGTCGTCCCCCGCAATGGTCGATAGCCCCTCCTATCCCTACGGAACCCGCATCACGCTCGAAGACGGCGTTGCGGAGAAGTTCGACTGTCTGGACGGCTGCACCGTGGGCGAAACCGTCCTCGTCACTGCCCGGGCGAAGATCGTGAGCGTGCGCCAGTCCGAAATGATGCACTCCGGCAAGCCCGGAAAGTCGTTCAACGTAGAGCTTCAACTCACGGATATGGCAATGAAGCCTGACGATGCCGGGGACATGCAGGAAGGTTTTGAGAAGGCCACCAACGACGAGGACTGATGGACGCATTTGCCGAATACGTTCAGTCGCAGTACAAGAACGCCGATCGCAACCGGCGTGATCTTCAATTGAAGTGGGAGCAAAACCGCCTGTGGTTCGTCGGCAACCTCTATCCGGATGGCCAGCAGTCTGCCGGTGACGAGAAGATGAAGGCGGGCGAGGCTGAGGGGTGGCGGGCCAAGACGTTTCCCGGCACGACTCACAGCAAGGTCATGGCCGCCTTCGTCATCTGCCTGGATACCGTGCTCGCCGGCGGACAGGTCCCGTTCATGCTCAAGCCGTCGCCTCAGAATCGCAACCGATTCGCCCGCGGCATTGGCGAGGGCGATCCCGCCGCCATCGAAGCCGGCTGTAAGGCCATGATGGATCTGATTCAGCAGCAGTTTTCGGACTGCAAGGCGGATCGACACGCGGCGAAGAATCTGATGTCGCTCTCCCTGTATGGGGAGACCTACGCCAAGCTCGCCATCAAGCCGGTGAACCGGAGCGGGTGGGAGGCGGCGCAGCCGGATGTGGCCGGCATTGAGGACTGGGGACGCGTGCAGGCCGCTCCACAGTGGGTCCCCTGGAGTGAAACCATCCTCGCCCCGCATTGGATCTATCGGACGGTCTGGGACATTTTCCGAGACTGGGAAACCGACGACATGGCCGAGTGCTCCTTCATCATCGATCGGCAGGTCCTCGACAACTACTGGATTGCCAGCAAGCGCAACAAGCCCTTCTTCCTCGACGCCGGCATCACCGCCGCCCTGGAGGCAAAGCGTTCTGACGGGACCAAGTCGAACCCCTCGGTTCAGAACAACGAAGACACGGGCAATATGGCCCCGAATCTCCGCAACTACGTGACCTCCCGCACTCGCGACCGTCAGCTCCTCGAGTTCTGGGGCCGCGTTCCGCGCAATGTGGTGGAAGGCTTCGAGCGTAGTCAGGCGGACGAGGGCCGGCCGGCGCTCAATACGCTCGTGGAAGGCTCTGGGAATGGTGATGAAGTCGAATGTCATGGCATGGTCATTGACGGGGCACACACGATTCGCTTTGTGAAGACTGAGCCCAAGATGCGGCCTTTTGCCTATGCCCGCTGGGAAGACAACTGCGACGAGTGGGCGTCGCGCGGAGTTGCCGACAACTGCCTGGAGATGTCCAAGGTGATACGCGGAGCCTTCCGTTCCATCGAGGATGGCGCCAAGATCACCGGGAATCCGATGACAGCCGTGAAGCGCCGCTTCATCAAGCAGATGCCCAAGGAGCTCAAGCCGGGCCTGTTCATCGACCTGGCCGAGGACTGCGACGACGCACGCAAGGCCCTTCAGCCCGTCGTGATTCCAGACGTGTCCGGTGCCATGCGCAACCTGTTTGACATCGCGCAGCAGCAGAACGAAATGGATTCCATGGTCCCTCGCATTGCCCAGGGCCAGCTGGAGGATTCGGACCAGACGGCTCGGGAGGCCAGCATCCGGCAGGCACAGAGCCTCAAATACATCGGCATGGCCATCCGCAACTTCGACAACGGCGTCATCGAGGAGATGGTGGAAAAGTTCTACGACTACAACATGAACGACCCGGACGTGCAGGAGGGAAAGGGCAACTACCTGGCTCAGGCCCTCGGTTTCACCAGCTTCCAGAATAGGACCGAACGGCTCACCGCCCTCAACATGATGCTCGAGCGGGCGGTCTCCCTCGAGCCCGTGGCCGCCATCGCCAACATCGAATGGATCTGGACGGAGATCGTCAAGGCTGTCGACATGGACCCCGCCCAGGCCATCAAGACGCCCGAGCAGAAGCAGCAGTTCGCCGAGGAGCAGGCCAAGGCTGCCGCGCAGGCAGCGGAAGCCCAGGCCGTAGCAGTGGAGCGGGAGAGGGCGGCCGCTGCCAAGGACAAGGCCCAGGCCGTGAAGTCGCTGGCCGATGCTCAGGCGGTAATCAGTTCGCCGGTTGAGCCGGTTGGCCCAGCCGTCCCGTCGCTTTCGATGCCGGAGGGCATGGCATGAACTTCTCGGACTACAGCCTCAGCCTGGAGGAGATTGCGCTGATCACACCGGAGAACATCGCGCAGAGCCCCGCCGCCGTAGTGCTGCTCCGGATCGCCAAGGCCTGCTACGAGAAGCAGACGGCCCGCCTGGTGTCAGGAGAGCTCGGGTCGTATGACGATGAGCCGCGCAGGGATTTCAGGTTCGCGTTGGGAGAGTGCAGTCTCGCAAAGGTGCTGTTGGATGCCCCGCAAGAGGCAAAGAAATGGTGTTCGCAAACATAAACGCAGGAGGAAATACAATGAAGAAGTTCGTCAAATGGCTCATGATGTTGGTCTGTGCTTTCGTGTCGATGTACTCGCTCGCCGAGAACGTCACCCAGAGCATGAATTTCCAGGGTGATGTCAACTTCGACAAGGGCGCCAAGTGGATGATTGACGGCACGCGCGTCACCGCCACCGCCGCAGATCTCAACTCCGGCGTCGCGTCGAGCTCGTCCACGCTCGTCAGCAACCCGGTGCTCAAGGTCTACGGCTCGAACTTCGTCGTCAAGACAGGCGGCACGTTGACGATTCCCGCGTCAGGGCTCGTCATGCCGGCCAACTCGATGGTCGCCACCGTGACGGCAACATGCGCGACGAATGCGAACGGCGGAACGAATGTGTGGACCGTGACCGGCAAGGACTTTGCGGGCACGACGGTGACGTCCCCGTTCATGTTCCGACTCTACGTCAGCACCACGAGGGATGGCGCCCCGGCTGACACCCTTGCTGAAGTCGTGGCCACCAGCGGCGTACTGCTTCAGGAGGTCGTTGCCGATGCGGATGAGTGGGTCATGGCGACGAACATCGTTGGAACGGCCGTCATCACCGCCACGCAGACCCCGGGCCTGACCAACTTCGTTCATCTGGTAAGCCCGATGGGATTCCGGACGACCTATCTGAACGAATTCAGGGTCCCGTAACAGTCGCGCAGGTAGAAACCAGAGAGAACAACCGAAAGGAGAAAGCCATGCCAAAGCCTATAGATGAAGGGATCGCCCCGGACGGCGCTCTCGTCATTCCAGAGACAGAGCAGGCGAACGAAGCCGAGGAAATCGCCGGATTCGAAGCCGGGCTGAACGCCGATGTCGATGCCACTCCCCCCGCTCGGGCCGATAAGAAGCCCGAGCCGAAGGAGGAGAAAGCTGCCGAGCCTGCCCCCGCCGCCCCGTCCGCGACGGGCGCCACCCCGGCGCCCGCCGCCAAGCCGGACGTGAAGCCCGTTGAAAAGACGGAGGAGACGCCTCCGGTCCCGGAGACTGCCGCCGCCAAGGCGGAAGCCGCGGCCAAGGCTCTCGAAGCTCCGCCCCCCGCCGAGCGCAAGGACATCTTCGACGCTCTGCCCGACAAGTACAAGGCACTCAAGGCGGACCGGGATAACGGGAAGCTGGCTGAGTTCCTGAGGACGCAGCCGAAATCCGTGCAGAAACTCGCCATCGAATCCGACGATCCGGAGGACGCCCGTTACGTGCTGGACCTCTACGAGGCGGCAAAGGGCGTCTCTGTTCAGCCGAAGCCCGAGGAAAAGAAGGCTTCGACCGAGATCAAGGCGTTCGTGAAGCGGTTCGGCGACCGGGAGTTTGTGGGTAACGACGGGACCCGGCGCAAGGTATCTGATCTGATTGACGGCTATGGGGATCCCGATCTGTTCGAAGGTCTCGCCGTCGTCATGGAGGCGATTGCTGGTGAGCGCGGGACCCCTCCTGCAGCAGTCAGTCCTGACGGAGATCTGGCCGCCCGCCTGGAGCAGGCGGAGCAGAGGATTGCCGCTCAGGCCTTCTGGGCGGATGTGCTGGAAGCGCATCCGGACGCCCGGGCCATCAAGCGGTCTGGCAAGCTCGACGAGTGGGTCAAGATTCAGAGCCCCGGGCTTCAACGTCTCTTCACATCGAATCAGCCGGAGCACGCCATTCTCGTGCTCGACGCCTACAAGGAGTCGATGGCCAAGGACGCGAAGGCGACTGGAGTCAAGGAAGCAGCCGATCGAAAGAAGGCTCTTGACGGACTCCATGGGGATACCGCCAGGGGCGGCCGCGACGTTCGGGCCCCGCGCGGATCCGCATCCGGAAAGACTCCGGAAGAGGAAGCGGACGACGGATTCAACGAGGGAGCGAAGTAGCCATGAATGTGACCAAGGCTGTTGAGAACATGAGGCGGATCGACAGCGACCGGTCTCTCTTGATGGCCTTGGTTGACCTCAACGAGAAATACACCTGTCCGGTTTGCGAGTCGCCTCTGAACGTGAGGGGGCGACTGGCGCCGGGTAGTGTCATCTCGATCAAGTGTGTGAAGTGCAAGAAGTGTACGCCATTTGGCGTTGCAACGGCCGTGGTCGGGTGATCAGGGCCGTAAGTATCAGTCAACATCTACGAGTCAGAGCGCGAATGGGCGAAGTGACCCAACCGACGCCGGGTGCCGTAGGACAACCGAAAGGAGTTCTACATGAACACCATGCAGTCGATTGGGTATCGCACCAACGGCTTTGCGGTCGCCAAGCTCCTGAAACGCGCACAGGCCTTGATGGTTCTGGAGCGTTTCGGACAGGTGGATCCCCAGGGCCAGAACAAGTCACTGACTCGCCGATTCCGTCGTATCGAGGCTTTCCCCCCGGCCGTCGCGCCGATCGCGGAAGGCGTCGCCCCGGCCGGACAGTCGATGATCGTGACGAATCTCGAAGTCACGCTCGAACAGTACGCCGATGCGTGCCCGTTCACGGACGTCATTCAGGACACGATCGAGGATAACACCCTTGACGACCTGACCAAGGCAGTCGCCCAGCAGGCCGCCGAGACCAAGGAAGTCGTCCGCTTCAACGCGCTCAAGGGTGGCTCAAACGTGTTCTACGGTGGCACGGGCACGACCCGCGCGACCGTCAACGGGACCGTGACCCGCGACCTGTTCCGGAAGATCTACCGCAACCTGAAGTCAAACCGGGCTGCCTACATCTCCGAGATCATCGCTCCGACCGCCAAGGTTGGCACGCAGCCGGTCGCCGCCGCGTTCTTCGGCGTCGGGCACACGAACCTGTCGAGCGACTTCAACAACATCACCGGCTGGAAGCGGCCGGAGAACTATTCCAACCCGCAGGGTGCGCTCCCGGGTGAAGAAGGTTCGGTCGAGAACTTCAGGATCATCCTGAGCGATCTGTTCGCCCCCTGGCTCTCCGCCGGCGCGAGCGGCTCCACCTACCTGACGGCGGGTGCCAACGGTACCGGCGCTGCCGACGTGTACCCCGTCCTGATCTTCGGGCAGGACAGCTACGGCATCGTGCCCATGCAGGGCAAGGATGCGGTCAAGATCTACGTGGTCAATCCGACCGCGACATCCGCCGATCCCGTGGCCCAGAAGGGCTCCGTGGGTTGGAAGATGTACGACGCCGCGATCATCCTCAATGACATGTGGATGGCCCGGGCCGAGGTTGGCGCCAGCCAGCTGTAATCACTGATCGTCATGGGGCGGGGTCAAACCCGCCCCGGACTCAACTCAAGCAAGGAGAATGACAATGCAGATTCAGAGAGTTCAGGGATACTTCAACGGGACCGGCGCCGCCGTGTACCTGTGCGTCGGGGCGATCCCGAAAAGCGTCCAGCTGATCAACGTCGAGAATGCGACGAATTCTATCCAGATCGACTGGAAGCGCAGCTTCGCCACGGCCACGGCCTACGGCGGACTGCTGATGACCGGATCGACGGGTGTCGTCACGAAGCTGACCACAGCCGGAGTCTTCCCTTACGAGGGCGGCGACCTGCTTACGGCCGCCACTCAGACCTCCGTCGCCTACGGCGAGGGTGTGTACCTGGGCTGGGACCTCCGGGACTACCGGGCGGACACCACCTACGGGACCGGCAGCACGCCGATCAACGCCTGGACGATGGATACGGCCAACAACCGCACCGGCCACTGGAACGTCGCGAAGGTGGCGTCCGGCGCCAAGATCGGTATCGGGTCGATCATCCGCATCAAGGAGAACTCCAGCGGGCTCGTCAAGGAAGCTGTCATCACCGCCCTTACCAGCGATGGTGAGGCAGCCGACGAGGTGACGCTGTCCCGGAATATCGGGACCGGCTCAATCACCTTCATCGGTGGAATGTATCAGCTTGCCCCCATCGCCGTGGGCAAGGTGACGCCGGCCGGCATCTATCTGAACGACACGGTGGTCAACGTCAACGACGACACCGTGGCCTTCGAGATGGACATCGAGGTCCCGTAAGGACTTCACCGCAACCCCGCGAGGGGGTCGGGAAAGCCCCGGCTCCCTCGCTTTTCAACACACCAACAGGAGATAACATGAGCCAAGACACAGACAAGAAGTCAGTGCAGGAGCCAGCGAAAGCACAGGTGCCCGCGAGAGTCGTTCATTCCGGCGTCAAGTTCTGGCGCGGCAAGTGGGCGCAGAAGGCCAATCCGATGGACATCGAGACCATCCGCATATCCGTGAACGGAGAGCCGTTGCAGTGGCAGCGCGGTGTGCTGACCATTGTTCCGGATCCGTATTTGCAGGCGTCCAGGAATTGCGTGATCGACAAGTTCACGCAGGAGCCCGGCAAGGGGCGGAAGCGGTCCGCACAGATCCCACGCTTTTCTTTCGACATCGATACGTCCAAGCCCGATGCCACGTATGAGGAGTTCCTGACGATGTTCCGGGCGGGAAGTCAGAAGACGCGGGAGGCCGTGGCAACCCATGGGCTCAATATCCCGCTCGAACAAGTGGTTCCGCAGGTGGGGTAGAGGAGGACTGTGATGACAGCGCAGGATATCATCAACGAAGCGAGGAGAATGATCTCGGATTCATCCGCCGTCCGTTGGCCGAATTCTGCGCTGCTCGTTCACCTCGGTTCCGTCCTGGACGAACTCTGGGTCCGCAGGCAGTCGGCGTTTTACACGGCGGGTATCGTCACCAGCATGCCTACCAAGCCGGCCGCTGTGGGTGACACCGTCTACATTCAGGACAGCTACCGGCTTCCGGCCGCCCACTACATCGCCTTCCTCTGCTTCATGGAGGACAGCGACGACGCTGCCAACGCCAGACTGGCGAAGGATCATTTTGACCTGTTCGAGAAAGGAATGGGCTGATGGGCGCTCTCGTACAAATTTCCGACCTCTACCCGCTGATGATGGGGCACCTCCCAGGCATCGATGCCTATACCCTTGACCAGCACCTTCAGCAGGCGTCCCGCGAGTTCTGCGACCGCTCTGAAGCGTTTAGGGAGACCCTGACGCGCAACCTGGTGGCGGATCAGGCGGCCTACGTCCTGACGCCCTCCTACGACTGCCGGATCAAGCGCATCCTCGAAGTCTGGCTCAAGACGGACAACGACATCACCGCGGGCGCCGATGGCACGCTTGTCGATTCCCGGTACTATACCTTCCGCACGGCCACGGGCACATTGACCCTGGACAACGCCTACAAACCCTCCGTGGCCGTCACTGGTGGGCTTGTCGTCAAGGTGGTTCTGGTCCCCGAGATCACCCAGACGGGGACCAACGTGCTTTCCGAGGACTTCCTCAATGTCTGGGCCGACGGGCTGATGTTCCGGGCTTTCTTTACCCTGATGAGTATGCCCCGGCAGCGATGGACGAACCTGGACCGCCTCGCTGGGGCGCCGTTCTACTACGGCGAGTATCTTCGCAAGCTGAGCGACGCGTTGACCGAGTCGGCCATGAACAACACGACTGAGCCTGACGGCTGGTCTGCATAGAGGGACTGAATGACGACAAACTGCCAGATCACGGTGGATCTGACGACGAAGAAGGTCACGACGAGCGGGGATATGTCCGTCCGCGAGCTGGCCCTCGTCACGCTCCTCGGCGCCAGCGCGGCGGCGGCGGCCGGGCTGATCCTCCGCATCCTCGACGATAACCGCGTCGAGCTGGCCTCCTGCGTATCCTTTGCGGCGGATGGATCCACCTTTGTCGGCACTCTCGATCTGTCCGGGGCGCTCCTGGCTGGCGCGTTTGCCGGTGATTCCCCCGTGCAAAAGCATCGCTTCAACCTTCAGGTGTGGAGTAACGAATCCGGGGCCCAGTCCCTTCTTGTCGGGGAAGACATTCAGATCATGAACAATCCGCTGACGGCGGCGATTCAGGCCGGGACACTCACGGAGGCATAGCATGGCTCGGACCACCACATTGACGGGCGTCGTCACGCTGGCGACAAAAAGAGTCGTGCTCACCGGGCAGGTTGCGATTCGCGAAAAGATCAACCTAGTCCTCACCGGGACCGGAACGGCAGCGGCCTCGGACCTGATTCTAGCCCTTGTCCATGAGGGGACACTGGTGGCGATGCTTCAGCCGCTCGTGGACTACACCACCCACTTCGGGGGGATACTGAACCTCAACACCGAGGAGATAGTCGCGGTCTTCGATAGCATGGCGGCCAATGCCAAGGTGAAGATGTCCATCGTCGTCTGGGACACCACGAACTCATGCACGCTCGTCAACGACTTCATCACCGTGCAGAACAATCCGTATGATTCGAGCATGGACGATCCTACGGCCGTAGGCACCATCGGCGGCGTTGAATACGCGCCTCTCGAGAATGGGGTCAGCAACGGGGATTCGCACAACCATCAGAACGGGGACGGGGCGGACCTGTCGCCCTACCTGATCAAGCGCGTCCCGGAAGGCGGATTCTTCCGGCAGAGTACCGACAACCTCGACATCGAGCTTAGGGACCGCATCAGCAACACCTGGCACACTTTGATCTTAGCAAATGGAACCCTCGGGATTGGACCTGCACTATGAAAAACACACTGACAGCACTTCTGCTCCTGGTTGCAACCTATTCGTTCGGAGCTGCTACCAATGCGACACCGCTCTACTCCGCGCTGATGATGAATTCGACGAATCTAGTCATCTCGTTCCCGACGAATGGCGCAACGCTTACCGCCTTCTACAGGACGAACGACATTGCCAGACAGAGCGCCCTTGATTCGGCAAGCAACGCGCTTTCCGCGCGAGTGACCACCGTGGAAAATACCACAGGCGCGTTTCAACGCATCGATCTGACTTTCAGTGGTTCGGGGTCTACGGGAACTATTACCAGCGCGGCCAGTGACGCGGGGAAATATCTATACGCGGATGGAACATGGAGGGGAGTCACAAGCACCAACGGAGGCGACTTCCGTTCGGATGGAAGTGTCTCGATGTCGTCGAACATCAACCTGGGGACGCATGGTATTACGAATGGATGGGGCAATTTCACGAATCTGCTGATCGACGGGACGAACCTGGGCGACCTGACGAACGGATGGAATCTGGGGCCTGCGCAGGCCGCGTTTGCCAGCAATCTGGCGTGGAATATTTCCATTGGGACACAAGGGTGGAACATAGCGGCCTCTCAAGCATTGTGGGCATCGAATGCGGCGGAGTGGGTAAGCAATCGACTCGGTCTGATCACGCCGGCAGACTACCCGGCCGTATCGAACGCGGCCACGTTTTCCAGCAACTGGATCTCGACTAATACTGTCCTCCAGACAGCAGTGAATACGGCGACAAACCTAGTGGCAGGCGTGGGGTACATCACTGACGGAAGCCTATACGCAACGGCAGTGCAAGGGATAGCGGCTACGAACGCTCAGGCGAGGGTAAGTGCAGTAGAGAGTAGGACAAACCAGATCTACATCAACGCCACGAACTGGGCCACTGGTACATTCATCACCAATGGAGGAACGGCTGGGGCTGGGTACTACGCTGTCTCAAATGGTTCTCTGGTGTCGTTTATTTCAGGTGTTGGCGGCGGAGACCCAGCAAGTTACCTGATGGTGTCAAACGCGGCCTTGTGGGCATCTAGCCATGTCGGGGTGGCCGTTTCAATATTCTCTGGCCAAGACACTACAGGAGTCGTGACAAGCGCAGCAGCCGACGCCGGTAAATATTTGCGAGCAGATGGTTCATGGGCTACTCCTCCAGGTTCTGGCGGAGATCCGATCAGCTACACCATGGTATCAAACGCCGCGATGTGGTCCTCTAACTGGATTGGAACCAATACCATCAATGTATTCTCCACTAACGCGGTATGGGCTTCCAACGCGGTCGTAAACATCCAGCCGTGGACAAACGATATCACGGTGTACACCAACCTGCTCAAGTCTACGACCAATACGATGTCTGGCAACATCCTGTGGGCGAGTAACGCGGTCGGACTTGTCAGTAATAACGTTGCGTCAATCCAGCCATGGACTAATTCCGTCACGATCTACACCAATCTACTTATGTCATCGACAAACATGATGTCTGGGAATATCGCGTGGGTAAGTGGCGCGGTAGTCTCGGTGCAGACATGGACCAATAGCGCCAACGGGTCAACATCCTCATGGAATGTGGCAAGGACGGATTCAGCGGCAGCCACCAACTTCATGGCCACGAATACTATCTACCAATCCGCGACCAATACAGCGATTGGACCGGCGTTTGTGGCGTACATTGGCGCTGCACAGCAATCAATCGTCGCAGTATGGACGACCATGAGCAACACGATGAAATCCGTTGACACAGATGCAGCGTTCAATACCAACACGTTTATCTACACCATCCCAAAGACCGGGACTTGGCTGATAAGTGCCGGTGCGATCTTCTCAACAGGAAGTGGTGCTGCTCCTACAACGGGCATTCTCGTGAGCAATAGCACAACTGCGGCAACTTATCTGATGTGTCAGAACTATTTTCCAGCGGGACAATTCCCATCTCTTTCGGCATCGAAAGCCATTTACCTTACGAATGGAACTCCAATCCGTGCAGGGTTCTGCGGAGTAAACGGAACGGGTGTTCTTGTGTACGGGAATGATCCTGGTTTCACATTCTTTTCTGGAGCTTGGTTACGATAGGAGATTTGCCCATGAGATATGCAGGCATAGTTCTAATGATTCTGGCCATCGCAGCTTTTGCGAAGGACGATGACCCCATTACCCCGAAGCAGATAAGCGATGACTGGATGAACGCATCGGTAGCTCAGACTGCTATGCTTGAAGCAACCCGCGTAGAGGCCGAGAGCAATCTCACGGCCATCGTGAGTGCCTATGGCTTCACCAATCAGCCCATTGACTGGAGAGCCGTCAATACCTACGCCCTTACGCTTCTGGCACAAGCGAAAGCTGTTCAGGCGACCAACTTCGCAGCCGGGACGATCATGCGGCAGGACGTGCAGGATCTCAGGCAGCTTGTGTCGGAACAGCTTCAGTGGTTCGTCCAAAATGGCGGGAACTCTCGTGAGGTTGGCAAGGTCAAGGGAAAAAATAAATAGGAGGAAACATGAAAAAGGTACTGGTGGTGCTGGCGGCAGCGATGAGTCTGATGGGTTGCAGGAGCGGGATGATGGTGGCGGGTCCCACGAGCTACTGGAATGCTGGAAGGTGTGACGCCATCAGGACCGAGCGCGTGATGGGATACGCCGAGGAACAGCAGATGATTCAGCCAGCCAAGAAGGAACAGGTGCTCAAGGCCGTCAATATAGGGATGAGTTCAGAGCAGGTTATCCCGGCGATGGGGGTCAACCTCACTGCGCTCTTCCGCAACAGCTATTCCGCCGGTGAGGTCATGAGTCAGGTTGCATCCATTGGTGTTGACGCTGCGTTCTGGTTCGCTCTTTTCAAGGGTGGTGAGGCAGTCTATTCCCACTACAACAACGACAGCGGTAGCGGCGGAGGCAGCGGGAACTCCAGTAGCTCAAGCTCAAGCTCTCAGACCAGTCAGGCGAATACGACGACCACCACCAATACCAGAGGCGATAGCACAGGAAATGTCTCCCCCATGATTACGGGTGACAACAACACCGTCCAGTACAACTTCGGGCAGGGCCGAACCGACAACGACGGGAACGGGAACGTGCATCAATGAAGATCCGCTCTAACAAGTGGTACGGATGGCGCCCCGACCTGAAGGACTCCAGGGATCTCTGTATGGCCCCCAGAAGGCCGAGCGGGGTCAAGCTGCCTGATTATGTGGACCTGCGCCACAAGATGCCTCCTGTGGTCAACCAGGGGGCCCTGGGGTCATGCACGGCGAACGCCATCGGGGCAGGGCTCCATTACGAAATGATCCGGCAGGGTCTAACGGAGGTTTTTTCGCCATCCCGACTGTTCATCTACTGGAACGAAAGAGCCATGGAGGGGACAATCTCCGAGGACGCTGGCGCGATGATACGGGACGGGATGAAGACCGTGGCCAAGGAGGGGGTGTGCCCGGAATCGGAGTGGGAGTACAATGTCAACCGATTCGCCGAGAAACCCCCGGCGCAATGCTACCGACACGCCCTGAAGCACCAGGTCCTCAAGTATTCGCGTGTTCCGCAGGACGAACGAAGCATTAAGACCGTTCTGGCCATTGGGCTCCCCGTAGTGTTCGGGTTCAGCGTCTACTCCTCGTTCGAGTCGCCCGTTGTGGCGAAGACTGGGATGATGCCGATGCCGAGGCGTGGGGAATCCCTGATGGGTGGGCACGCCGTTCTCCTGGTCGGGTACATCATGCTTGCGGGTAAGCTCTGGTGGATCGTCAGGAACTCGTGGGGCAAGGACTGGGGCAAGGCCGGGTACTTCCTGATGCCGAAGGAATACCTGCTTGACAGCGATTTGGCGTCTGACTTCTGGGTGTCGGAACTCATCGAAACAGGAAAGTAGGTCGAAATGACAGGGATCAAGATTGCTTCAGGTGTTGCCCTCCTATCGGGCAGCGGAATTACTCTCGCTCAGGTGATCCAACCCAAGGACCTTGGTGGACTTGGGACTGAACAACTCCTGGCCCTTGTTGCCCTGACGGCCATTGGCGCCCTGGTCTACTTCGTGGTGAAGTTCGTCCCGGCACTCGTGACCCTTGCCGATAAGGTGGGTGGCCTTGTGAGCAAAATGGAAGACCGTCCCTGCATCGCCGCTGGATGCTCCAAGAATGACAAATAAGGCAGATAGCCCCACGGCCAAGAAGTACGGCTACTGGGAGAACTCCTTCCCGATGGACCTTGAGATGGTTCGTCAAGAGTCCTCCTGGTTCTTCTGGACCGTCGAGATTTGGCGCTACAGGGAAGATCCGCTTCGGCCCATGACGTACACGGCGCCCGATGGGACACAGTACCGGCCGGCACCCGACATCGAGACGGACTTCGGGAGTATTCCTCCTTTCCTTGGCATCTTGCCCTCACTTGGAAGGGAGCGGTTCCCTGGCCCGTACATCAATCACGATTCCTCCTGCCAGGACGGTGGACTGTGGGCGCGAAGGGTCGGTGAGGCGGAGTTTCACTTCGTCAAGATGCCCAGGGTTCAGTGCGACCGGCTACTCCGGCTGATGGTTCTGGCATGGGGAGGAAACATCATGGCTGCCGATGCCATCTTCTCAGGGGTCAGGGTAGGGGCCGTTTTTATGAAGCACCCGACCAATGGCCGGAGCAGCAAAAACTCTTGCAGGCACCTTCCCATAAACTCAATACTTTGCAAGGCTTAGACGAGGACGCAACCGATGCCAGTAATGAAGTTCCATACTTTTACAGGGATCATTCCGAAGCTGGAACCGAAGAACCTTCCGGACACTGCGGCACAGGTTGCCGAGAATGTGAACTTCGGGTCGAAGCGGCTGGATCCGTGGAAGGCTCCGGCTGATGTTGCTGCCGCTCCAGGGACGACATCGATATTCAAGTGGCGCCGGAATAGCAGCTACGAGTGGCTGGGCTGGAACAGGGATACCGACGTTGTCCAGAGTCCAGTGGCGGAGGACCAGTTCGAGCGGATCTACCTGACGGATGGAGTGAAGCCGAAGGTTGTCGGGTGGGATGGGTCAAAGCAGATCAAGTACATGGAGCAGCCGACCGCAACGGCGCCAGCGGCAAAGGCTGTCTCCGTACCTCTTTCTGGAAGCACAGCAACAGACCTGATCGCGCTTCTCAAGTCAGCAACTCTTACGGTGACAGGCACCATATATTTCTCGGGCCAGACCGCCAATCTTGGCACAACCCCTACGGCGACGAATCCGACAGTCTCAGTATCAGCGGACAAGACTGAAATATACCTCGACTATCCATACTCGTCATGGACGTTCCCCGGGACGATTGATTCTGCTGCAATCTACGAGAACAATTCCGTTGCCGGCGGGTACGGGTCTGCGATGTCGATAAGCCTACCTGTCTCTACGTTCGGAACCTTGACGCAGAGTGCAGGCGTAGTGATCACGGACCTTGGCACCTTGACTTTTGTAGGGATAACAGGAGTGCGGGTAAACACCTACATGAGTCAGGAGAACTACAACTGGCCCATCAATATCGGGAGCGTTGGCAGTGGATCTCGCCATATATGGAACGGTTCGTGGGCGAACTGGTCAGGAACCGTTTCAAGAGTGACCCTGAAGATGGCCTACACGGATGAAGCCCTCGCGGCAATGGCGCCGGCACAGTCCAAGTCCACCCTTCCTGACAAGTTCGTGTACTACGTCCAGACGCTTATAAACGAGTGGGGGATGGAGGGGCCTCCTTCATCCGTAAGCAACGAAGTCGGAGTTATGTCAGGGCAGGCCGTGACACTCAGCAACTTCGGTTCCGCGCAGGGCGCTACCCAGCGCAGGTTCTATCGCTCCGTGGCCGGTACTACCCAGGATGAGTTTCTTGAAGTGGCCACCATCGACGCCGGAGAAACCACATACACCGACGAGCTTACGGACGCGGAGCTGGGAGACGTGATCGACCTCCTGGAGAACCCTCCGGATCGGATGAAGGGTATCGTGTCTCTCCCGGGAGGCGTATGCGCTGCATTCAAGGGGCGCGAAGTCATGTTCAGCATCCCGTACAAGCCATGGTCCTGGCCGTCCGACTACAGGGAGACGATGGACTACGACATCATAGGTCTCGGGGTGAACGGGAATGACCTCTACGTTTTGACGGATGGCTTGAACTACCTGATCACGGGCTATCACCCGGAGTCAAGGCAGGTGGCAAAGCTGGCCGTCCACCAGTCATGCGTGGCGAAGAGATCCATCGCAGCACTTGGCAGGATGGTTGTCTACGCCTCACCGGATGGCCTTGTGGGCCTCTACGGCGGCTCCTCAAGCCTTCTGACCAAGGAGTTCTACAGCAGAGAGGACTGGCAGGCTATAGGGCCTTCCAGCATGATTTCCAGCGTACATGACGACCGATATTTCGGTTTCTGTACGAATTCGGCAATCGTGTTCGATGCGAATGAGGGTGCTGAGACGTGTTCCACGACGGACCAGAGGATCACCGGGATCTACGAGGACCTTGAGGACGACATCATGTACCTCGTTCAGAGTGGCCGCATCACCTCGTGGAACCAGGGCGGGAGCAACCTGACCCTGACATGGAGGAGCAAGCAGTTCGACAGCAATCGCCGGCGGAACTGGAATTGCGGAAGGGTCGTGGCGGAAGGGTATCCCTTGACTGTGAAGCTATACGCCGACGACTCACTGGCCGCTACTATTCAGGTGGACTCCCAGTCCGCGTTCAGGATACCGAAGCTCCAGCCCAGTCGGGTGTGGTCGGTTGAGGTAGTGTCAGACTACAGCGTGGACTTCATGGCCATCGGGACATCCATGCAGGAAATCATCTAATGCCCCAAGCAATCACACGAAGGAAGATAGCCGGGGAGGTAGCGCCAGACTTCGTTGCTGACCCGGAGGCAAGGCGCGTCCTCCAGTCGCTCTCGTGGCGCATCCAGTGGATTCTCGACAACTGGCCGGAGGATGAACAGTCCGTGGCGGACGGTACGGGTTTCTCTCAGGAAGAAATCCAGGCCATGATCGACAAGGCCATCCTGGATCTCCTTGCCAGACTGCCACAAGGGGGAGGAGACAGTGGTGGTGGGGCTTCCTACTCTTTTGATCAGTCCGTGGTCAACGATGGCGGAGTCGTGACGCTGGAGAACGACGAGGACTCCCCTGGCAACGACAAGGTTTATGGAACTGACTCAGGCGGGACCCGTGGATGGATCGACGCGCCGTCGTTCGATTTCTCATTCAAGTTCACGAAGACTTCGGATACTGGGGGAACTTTTACGCTGGGCAGGGTCTACATTGGTGGCGTTAGTAAAACCATCTCGTCCTGGCCTGTAGATGGAATTGTTGGGAGTTTAACCACATCCTACAAATACTGGATAGCCATAGAAATGGCATCATCGACAGCCTCCTTTGTCGGCGGGACCAGCTTCCCGGCGAGTGACAGCGACACGGAGATATGGCCGATTCTTGAAGTGACGTGCGCTGATGATGTAATAAGTTCATTTGTCCAGAGGCAGTGTTCAGACATACACCTTACCCTTACGCCATGAAGAATGTGATT